CCCCCCCCCCCCCCCCCCCCCCCCCCCCCCCGCCGCAACCGGCGTCCCGCTCTGCCCTCTCCGGATCTCCCCCTCGAACCGAATCGAAGGCGGCTGGACATACGGCGTCAAAACCGGCGCACTCTCCTGCCGCCCGCCTCCCAACAGCCCCGCCAGTCCCCGCAGCAGCGGCGACAGCCCCAGCCCGCTCGCCAGCACGCTCGCCGCCGTCCGCCCCGCCGTCGCCAGCCTGCTTTCTCCTCCGCCCCTCGCCTGCGCCGCCGTGTTCTCGATCACCGCCGCCGTGTTCTCGCTCACCGCCTCCGCCTGCGTCAGACTCGCCCCCCGCAACTGCTCGAGCTGGAACGACAGCTCCTTCACCGCCTCCGCAAATCCTTCGCCTCCGGGCGGCCACAGCTCTCTCGTCGCCCTCCCTAACACCTCGCCTGCTCCGCCGGCCCCTCCGCCCCCCAGCCGGAACTCGATCAACAACTGTCCCGCCTCATTCCTCGCCATGGATCCTCGCCGCTTCCCGCTCCAGAATCAAAAACGCGTGCGCCTCCCGCGCCCCCATCTCGCTCAGCCGCAAACCTCCCAGCTTCCTCCATGCCCAGTACGCTTCCACCAGAGCCGCACTCTCCCCCGTGATCGCCGACTTCGGACACCGCTCCGTCGCCGCCCCGTGCCTCGCCCACACCACCTTCGGCGGACTCTGCCCCGCCTTCTCCGACCACCCGCAGCGCCGCCGCACTTCCAGGCCTTTCCGCCGGCAGTCCTCGCACTTCCACCCGGCCTGGTTCGTCATCTGAAAGTGGAAGGCGAGAATCAGTTTTTTTCTTCTTCTTCGCTCAGTCCGAACTCCGCCTTGATCGCCTTCAGCGCTTCCCCGCACAGCCCCTCCGGACCCGCCTCCACCAGCCTTTCCGGCGTCGCCGGCTCGCCGTCCACCTCCAGCCCCTCGATCCCCTCCAAACCCCACAGCAAATACAGCCGGTCCAGCTCGCACGCCAGAAGACTCGCCTCCAGCTTCTCCCGCGGATCCTCGCTCGCTTCCAGATACTCCGCCTTCGCCGCCGCCTCCCGCACCTGCCTCAGTAACTCGATCCGCCGACCGAACGAGATCCGCCTCACTTTCAGACTTACTCCCGGGTATCTCTTCGAGTGCACCACCTTGTAACTCTGATACTCCACTGCCGTCCCCCTCGCCTGGCTCTATCCGAAGGCGATGTACATCTCGTCGTCCGCCGTCCCTTGCGCCCGGCATCCCGAAAACCGCCAGCGCAGCCGCGCCTCCCCGTCGTCGAACTCGGGCGTCTCCGGCGTCACCGCCTTCAGGTACACCCCGAAAAGCTGCCCCGGCCCCGCCCCCAATTGGAACATCACGCTGATCGGCGACCGCTGCCGCGCCGCCTGGTACAGCGCCTTCGTCGCCTCGTCGTCCAGCTCGTACAGCTCCAGATCCGCCGTCACCGTCCTCATCCCCGCCCAGATTCCTTTCGCCTCTCCGCAGCCGAATTCCCGATCCCGCGCTTCGACCTGGTTGTCCAGCGCCACCTCCGCCTCGGTCAGCGTACAAAAACGCTCCGGCACGCTTCCCAGCCACGCCTGCCCGATGTGCCCCGGGATGATGCTGTAGTCGAACTCCCCTGGCGGCGGCTCCTCCGGAAAGCTCACCAGTTGCCCTTGCCCCGCCGCAAAACTCGCGTTGTCTATCACGTCTCGCGCCAACCCGCTGAACTCGAACTCGTGGTAGTCCGCGTTCACCCGGATCCGCAGCTTCTCCACCGCCGCCCCGCACAGGATCCGCTGCACCGCCGTCGCCGGCGACCAGTAGTCGAAGATGCTCACGCTCGGCGTCTCCAGCGCCGGCCCGTACGTGATCGTCCCGCCAATCGGCACCCCCGCCGCAGGCGCCGCGCTCAGCGGCGCGTTCAGTGTCACCGTCGTCGCGTCCGCCACCGACGCCACAAACCGCAGCTCCTCCCCACTCCNCNCCGCCTGCCCCGCCGACAGCCCGTGCGGCGCCGTGAACCGCAGCGTCATCCCCGTGCTTCCTTCCGCCGCCGTCCCCCCGCTCCACAGCGCCGGCGCTCCCCCCAGCGCCGCCCGGAACAGCGGGCCGTAGCCCGGCTCCTCGCTCTGCTCCGTCCACGACGTCATGTACGTCCTCAGCGCGAACCTCGTGCGCTTCCTCAAACCCGAGGGCAGCCCCGCGAACGTCCTGCTCCCCGTCTTGTCACGCCGTTCGCGCTTCTCCCATTCCTGCCGGGCCGTCAGCTTCACCGCCGGGATCCGATTCCGGCTCGTGATGCTCGGCACCTGCCCGTAGCTCGTTTCCAGCGCTACGTACCACCGGTTCGCGTTCGATGAAACGTATGAAGCCATGCTCCTCCTCTCTCCTTTCCTCCCCCTGGCGCCCTCAGCCTAGACTGGCGTCCAGCTCGAAGCGGATCTTCGCGCTTTGCAGAAAATTCCGGCCTCCGTGACGGATTGGCCCGTACTCCACTTTGTAGCCCCCGGTATAGTAAATCCCCGGCGCCCACTCCCCTCGGTTCCCGTCCAGCACCTCCGTCACCGCCTCCGCGTAATGCTGCAACCGCCCGCTTACCTCCTCCAGTCGGTCGTGGCTCACTCTCACTTCCGCCGCCATGAAAATCTTTCCCGAAAACTTGCGGAACTTTTCCTTCAGTAGGTTCGCCTCCCCTTCGCAGTAAACGTACACCGCCGGGTATTTCACCCCTGCGCTCCGCTCCGCCGTCTCGTAGGCCACGTTCTGCGCGATCACCTGTTCCGCCGCGATCCCCGCCAGCTCCGTCCTCTCCCTCTCCGCGATCGCCGCTACCGCCCGCGCCAGCCCCCCTTCCCCCCTCAGCAGCTCCACCGCCTTCTTCGTCGCTGTGCTCCCGGCCGCCATCTTCGCGCCTCCCCTTCCTCAGCCCCGCAGCAGCAGTCCCGGAGCCTCCCCTTCCTCCGTGTCCCTCTGCCTCGCCCCGCGCCGCAAATAGTAGTCCGGCGCCTGGCCTTCCCCCGGGCCTCGGCCCACCGCCAGCTCCGCTCCGCTCCAGGCCTCCCCCGGCGCCATCGGCGCTGCGTTCTGCAACCACGTCTCCCCTTCTGAATACCCCGCGTATACGTTCCAACCTGCCGCTTCCTCCGGCGGCTTCACCGCCCGCGCCACCAGGCCCTCCCCGTTCTCCGTCGTCAGAATCGCCGCCTCGCTCGCCGCTCCCTCATCCCCCGTCGCGCTCACCCAGGCTGCCCGAACGTAGTAGGTCGCTCCCCCGGCCCCCGCAGGCGCCGTGCTCAACTCCGGCCGCTCTGCCTTCGCCACCGGCTTCTCCACGATCCCGATGCCCGCCTCGATCGCCGCTCGCCACGCCCACTCCGCCATCCGCTCCCACTCCTTCCACTTCGCCAGATACCGGTCGTTCAACTGGCTGTTGTAGGCGTCCCGATACGTCAGCGCCAGCGTCCGGAACGTGTGCCACTTCCTCAGCCCATCGCTCACCACCACGTTCTTCAACCCCAGCCTCGCCGCCCCCTGCTGCACCAGAAACCTCCGCAGCTCCAGCCCCAGCTCCTCTTGCGCCAGCCTCAGTTTCACGCCCAGGTCAATCCCCTCCGTGCGCGCCGTCTCCAAAAGCGACGACTCGTAAGCCAGCAGCCCCTCCATCGTCGTCAGCAACCCGTCCGTGAATAGCGCCATCCCCCTCGCTCCTCACCCCTTCGCCGGCCGCAACGCGTTCTTCAGCGCCCGCAGCTCCGCCTCCGAGACTACCGTCAGTTGCACTCGGCTCGCCGCCGCTTGCGCCTCCGCCTGCCTCTTCGCCTCCAGGGCCTGTTCCCGGAACTCCGCCGCCTCCTCCGCCGTCGCCAGACGCGCTCGCCCCTCCACGATCATCCGCGCCGCCACTTCCCGGCTCACCTCGCTCCTGACCCCCGCTCGCCCTCCGTCCGGCGTCTCCTCGCTCACCACCACCGGGTACGCCTCCGCGATCCCCGCTTCCGTCTCTCGCACCTTCCGGTAGAACACCTTCAAGTCCATCCGTCCCCTCCTGCTTCTCGCACGCGGGTTGTGAAGCGCCGCCGCCCACAACCCGCGCACTCCTGCTTTAGCTGTTCACCTGCACGCCGAAGTTGTTCCGCAACACCGCCACCCCGTACAGCACGTCCACCGTGAACTGCTGCGCCAGCGTGTTCGGTTGGTAGCTCATCACGATCCGCATCCCGAAGTTGCCCAGCTCTGCGTACTCCGCGATCGCTCCCGTCCCCGGCAGCGGCTGCGGCAGCCGCCTCGTCACCAGCCCGAACGCACTCCGCGCAAACGCAATGTTGTGCGTCGTCACAGGCGAACTCCCCGTCTTCGCCACAAACTGCGAACGGAACACGTAGAAGTCCTTGATCTTCCCCACCGTCCCGTCCACCAGCGCACGCAGGCCCGCCTCTCCGGCCGTCTGGTACTCGCTGAACCGCGGGATCTGCCGCAACTGCGAGTACGTCGCCGCGTCCACCACCAGGTACTTCGGCTCGCTCGCCGGCACCCGCGCCTCGAACAGCGCCGTCTCGGCCGCGTCCACCACCGCCTCCGTGATCGGCGTCCCCGGCGTCCCCACCGGCGGGTTCGCCGTCAACTGCCCGTACAGGTTCAACAGGTCCGTCTCGATCTTCTCCGCCAGCGCCGCCATCGCCGGCTGCATGTACAGCTTCAGCAGGTCCGGCACCGCCAGCACCTTCGTCACGTCCGGCACCTGAAACGTCGCCTCCGCGTGCGTGTTCAGCACGATCTGCGCGTTCCCCAGGCTCGGATTCTGCGTTTGCACCGTGCCCCCTTCCGCCAGGTTGTTCGCCACCAGCGTCGGCGGGATCGGTACGTTCACCGTGTCCCCGGCTTGCGCCAGGCTCGGTTCAAAATCGCGATTGACCAGGTTCCCCATGACAAGGTTCCCTATCAGCGTCGGCAGCGCATCCACCGCCACCAGCTTGACAATCGCGTTCGCCACGTTCTGCGATGTGATTGCAGGCATCTGCTCTCCTTGCGTTGAATTCCCCGCCGGACCCCCCACGGGCCCCGCGGTCAACCCCTCGACTCGCCCCTCACTCTAACGTCCGCCCAGCATCTGCGCCGCGATTCGCACAATCTCCTCGCGCGCCTTCTCCGCTTCCTCCCGGCTCATCCCCGGCCGGATCTTCTCCAGTTCCACACCCCCGCTCGCCGGCGTCACCACGCGCTGCGCCCCCGCCGTCCCCGAACCCCCGCTGATCCGCGCCGGCAGAAACTCCGGGTTCTCTTGCACGAACCGCGTCAGATACTCCTTCAGGCTCACCTCGCCTTGCTCCCCTCGCGCCGCCAGCCGCCCGTCCTCCGTCCGGTAAATGTCCTCCTTCACCGCTCGGAACGCCAGATCCACCTTCGACACACCCAGCCGCTGCAACTCCGCACGGATCGCCGCGCTCCTCTCCGCCTCCTCCCTCAATTGCCGCTGCCGCTTGTTCTCCTCCACCAGCTCGTTCAGCTTCCGCTCCAGCGCCTCCCGCTTCTTCCTCTCCTCCACCAGTTCCGCCTGGTAGGCCGGTTCCCTCTTGCTCTGCTCCCTCTTCAGAAACTCCTCGATCACCTCCCGGATGATCGCCTTCCTCTCTTCCGCCTCCCTCGGCTCGATCGTTTCCTTCCTGATTTCCTCCATCTCTCTTTGTCCCCTCACTCTGCTTTCTTCGAACCCTCCCCCCTAGGCCCCCTCCGCCTCCTCGATCTCCTCCGCGATGCGGTCTTTGATCTCCTGCCTCACGTCGCACAGATACTTGAACGCCAGCTTCCGGAAGACCTGCTTCCTCAGCGTCTTCGATCCGATCCCCAGATTCAGCAGCCGCTCCGCCTCCTCCAGCTCCCCCGCAAAATCCCCGATGTCGAACTCGTCCAGCCCTGACACCCCGATCCGCACCTCGTCCTGCCGGGCTTCCGCCACCGCCCGCAGCACACGCTTCAGCACGTCCTTCACCGCATCCCCGTATGCCCTCAACACTTCCTGCGTGATGCTGAAGTCACGCTGCTTGCTCAGCCCGGACTGCGGCGCCGTCACCGTCAGTCCTCCCCCGGCCTGCGCCATCAGATAGCACACCCGGTAAATCTCGTCCTTCAGCCGGATCAGATTGTCCATCGCAATCTGGTACACTTTCCCCTCCGGCTCCGTCCATCCGAAACGGTCCTCCGGTCCCAACTGGATGTAGTAAGACTCCCCTACCACCTGCTTGAAATCCCGTTCCGAGTACACCACCGGCATCGCAAACAGCCCCATCGTCAGCGCCCACGACAGCGCATTCGACTTGTTGAAATGCTCTAACTGCAACAGCGCCGCCTTGTTCATCAGCCACAGCCCCTCGCTTACCTTCAACTCGAACAGCGGCGTCTGCCCCAGCCTCCACAAACCGTGCCGGCCCTCCGCCACCAGCTCTCGCTTCCCCCGCTTTCCTTCCCCCTCCACCGCACGCTGGATCTCGTAGCTCTCCTTGTCGTAGTAGATCCACTGCGTCTCCCGGTGCCAATCCCCTTCCCCCGGCCTCCTCTGCTTCAGATTCGTCGTCCGCAATACCACCCACTCGTAGTTCCCCGCCTCGTCGTAACTCCAGTTGATCAGATCCTCCGCCGCGTACCTCACCAGATACGCCCGCGACAGCCCCAGCGCCTCCTCTTCTCCCCGGTGCGCCGCTCGCCCCTCCCACCGCGGAAAGTCCACCGCCGCCAGCCCCGCTCCCGCCACCAGCGCATCCACCAGCAACCTCCGGAAAAAGTCGCTCAGCCCCGTCCCCCGCCGGTCGCAGTCCTCCGCGAATTCCTGGAAAAACGCCTTGCCCCTCTCGTCCTCCCCTTCCACGCTCAGGATCGGCTCCCGCCGGAACAGCGTCGCCGCGTACCAGTCAATGATCGAGCCGATGTAGTTCTCGTAGAATACCCGCGCCAGCCGCTCCTGGTACACTCCCAGCGGCTCCTTCTGCCGCGGCGTCAGGTACGCCCCGGCCCGCTGTTTCAGTTGCTCCCCTCCCGCGTACAGGTCCCGGTACGTCTGCCACATCGCCCGCCGCGCCTGGTACTCCGGATGCTCCTTCTCCACGTCCCTCATGCTTCTTCCTCCCGCTCGCCCGTGCCCCTGCCCCTCACAGCAGCCTCTCGCTCCGCTCCCCGGCCTCCCGTCCCGGGCGGCACTCCTGCCAGATCAGGTACCCCAGCGCGTCCGACAAGTGCGTCCGCCGCGGATCCTTCTCCTTGTCAATCACCGTGCTGTCCGCTTTGTAACTCACCTCTTCCAGATCCTTAATCAACTCCCGGCATTTTCGGTCAATGTATAAATGCTTCTCTCCCGACGCGCTCTTCAGCTTCGCGTTCACCAGCGCTACCCTCTCCCTCACCGGCGGGTTCGTCCTCGGAACGTGGTAGCTGACGCCTTGGTACCCCGCCCGCCGAAAGTACTCCCGGATTACCTGGTAGTCGCTCCACCCGCTCGTCTTCAGGTAGCTCCCCGACGCGTCCCCGTAAATCCCGATCCCTCCCTCGTGCCGCGGAAAGCGCGCGCTGAACTCTTCGCATGCCTCCTCCGTCGTCGCCCGACTGAGCACGATCTCATCCACCACATACACCGTTTCCCCCTCGATCTGCGCCACCACCGAGCACATCGGATCCACGTTGAAGTCCAGCGCCCACAGCAGCCTCAGCCCCTGCCGCACCCCGACCTCCCTCACGTGCTCCGTCCGCCGGAATCCGTGGTACACCAGGCCCCCGTGGATGTTGACGTATTCCCCCAATACCTCCTGCTGATAGAACTTCGGATCGTAACTCCGCTTCAGTCTCTCGTAGAAATCCGGTACCCGCGCCAGTAAGTATCGGTTCTCGAACGGCTGGGCGATCACTACTTCATAGCCTTCCACCGGATCCGACACGAATCGCCGGTACACCCAGTCGTACCCCTTCGGCGTCCACACTCCAAAACCGCACAGCCGACCCGCCTGCGGATNCCGCAGCCGCCCCTCCAGCACCACCCACGCTTCCTCCTGCGTGTACGTCAGCTCGTCCAGTCCGAACCACGCCAGGTTCGTTCCTCGCAGCCGCTCGAACTCCTCCACCGGCCGGAACAGCACCCTCGAACCCGTATCCTTCAGCGTCAGAATGTTCTCCGCCTTGTTCAGCTCGTACGGTATCCGGTTCCGGCCCAGAATCTCCAACAGCGTCGTCTGCGTCGCGTCGCGCAACATCGGGTAGGTCGGCGCACCTAGCAGCCCCAGCCGCCCCGGGTTCAAGTAACTCAGCTTGATCGCCTCCTGGCACAGCGCTTGGCTCTTCCCGGACCCGATCGGGCCGGAGAACCCTTTGAATCGCGCCGTCGAGCGATGGAACCGGGCCTGCGAAGGCAGTGGCGCGTACGCTATGGCTCGCTCTCGCTCGCCTCCTCCGGCTCGATCCAT